GAAGTAGCTATTTCTAAATCAAAAGATATTATAGCTCAGTTTGATATTAACATGATTCCTAAAAAATGGGACATGGATAAGTTTATGTACTATGTAGATGCTACAGGTATTGCCTGGGTAGATTACAATAAAGAAGGAATACAACTATCACCTCAACATCAATCTGTATTAGATTTATCTATTAAAACTATAGAACAATATATTGTATTATTAGAATCTATAGTATTAGAATGGGAAAGAGTTTCTGGAGTTAATAGACAAAGACAAGGCCAAGTAGGAAGTTATGAAGGTAAGGCAACATCACAACAAGCAATTATGCAATCCTCTCATATTACAGAAGATTTATTTAAAAAATATTCTTCTTTAGAAAAAAGAGACTTACAAGCTATATTAGATTATTCTAAAGAAGCTTGGATTAATGGAAAGAAAACTATGTATGTTATGCCTGACGGAACATCAGAGTTTTTATCTGTAGATGCTTTATCTCACATGGAATCAGAATATGGAGTATTTGTAAGTGACGGAGGCGCTGATTTAGAAAAGAAATTAAAAGTAGAATCATTAGCTCAGTCTATGATTCAAAACGGAGTTCCTGCTTCTATAGTTGCTGAAGCTATAGATTCTGATAGTTTCACTCAAGTTAAATCTAAAATTAAAGAAGCTGAAGCTCATATGGAAAAACTAGGCCAAGCCCAACAAGAAGCTCAAGCTGAAATGGAAGAGAGAAAATTACAAATGGAGCAAATGAAGTTGGAGAATGAGAATATGAATAAAGAGAAAGACAGGCAAGTTGAAATTGAAAAAGCTTTGATTTCAGCAGAAGGGTCAGATAAATCTGAAATAGAGATGGAAAAAATAATTTCTAACAAAGCAATTAAGGATAGAGAAATACAAGTTAAAGAGAAAGAGTTAGAAATTAGAAAGCAAGACGTATTTATAAAAGATAAAGGCCAAAAAGAAGATGTAAGGTCTAATAGAGCTGATGAATCTATAGATGTTATGAAAATAAAATCAGAAGAAAGAAAAGCTAGTGCAGACAGAAACTCTAATAATACAGGTGAATAATAAAACTAGACTAGAATTATTAAAACAAGCTAAATCTTCTGGGTACACTGGGAGCTACATAGACTTATTTAAAAGTCACACTTCTAGTGCAGACAATCACACAGAAGCAAATTCAAAAAAAGAAATACAAAAAGGATTAGAAGGTGCGCCTTATGGGTCATCTGCTAAATTAAATTTTGATACTTTAGAAGCCCACTCGCTAGAAGGTAGACAAGATCACCCTGTTAAAGTTACTGCAGATGGAAATTATCAAGGAATATTATTTCCAGGAGAAGAAAAGTTTATAGTAGATACTTCTAGTGAAGTAGAAGAAACACCTATGCTAACATATGGGGGTGTGCCAATTAAAAGAGAAGAAATAAAAAGTCAGTTAGATACTTTAATACCTTCTATGGTTGAAGGGAGATCTATGAAAGAATATCATGCAGGAGGATTATATCATAATATAAATCATAAGAAAAAATCAGGAACTTCTAATTCTAAAAAGGATAGTACAATTAGCACTAAGGCTTATTCAAACATGCAAGAAGGATTTCCTAAAAAACAAGGAGACACAGAAAGTGGGGTGGTTGATCCAGATTATAAATTCACAAGAGGTAGCTATAACGTTAGTGATACTGATATTAGTGATGTAGATTTTGATTTATTATATAATGCAGTTGAATCTCATGAACATAGAGGATCAATAGATGAAGAAGGGTATAACTCTTTTATTAGAACTAAAGCAAAAAAATCAGGATCGTCTGCCTATGGTCCTGTGCAGTTGACTGGAAATTTACTTAAAAATATAACTACTCCGGGTATAAGAAGATTTTATGATGTAGAAAATATGGATACTGAATACCACAAACAATTAGTAGATCAATCTAAATTATTTCTTAAATATGGAGGAGGAGATTATGTAAAGTACTATAATAAAGAAACTGGGCAATACGACGGATTAGATAAAGAAGACATACTAAACACATATGAATATGGAGGTGAAGGATTTCTTGGCGATTCAGATGAAGATAGAGAAAAGTATAAGATTTTAGGAATAGAAATGTTAAAGGGAGGATATAGAAAAGAAATAGAAGAACACAAAGCTAGTGACAAGACTCATTTATATAATATGATAAAGGATTATGGTACTGGTACTGATGCATATGCTAAAGCGGTAGAAAAAAAATATAATGAATTAATCAAAGAGAGGGATGATAAGGCAACAAAATTAAATGAGCAGCAGAAATTAATTTTAGATAGAGCTATTAAAAATGTTGAGACGAAGCTAGATTCAGTAAAAAACAATAAATAAAAAGTGGTATATAATAAAGACTAGAGTAAAAGTAAAAAAACACTTTAATATTAACTAAATTTTAACTAAATTTGTAAATTAAATATAACTAAACTATGGATAACACAGATAATAAAATTAAACTAGAGGACATTACCTTTGAAGATGTAATAGGTGATGGTATCCCAGAGGCGGTTGAAGAGTCCGCCCAAGAAGAAGTAACAGAAGCTAAACTCGAAGATGTAACATTAGATGAAGACATTCTAGAGCTAACAGAAAAAGTAGAAGAAGTTGAAGAAGTAAAGGAAGAAGTTGTTTTAGAAAAGAAAAAGAAAGACGTAGAACCTGAAATAGAAACTGTAGAGGATACATTAGTATCTGAGATAGCTACAACTTTTGGGTTTGAGTTAGAGAATGAGTATGATGATACTCCAGAAGGCTTAACTAATATGACTAAAGAGTTGGCAACTAAAGTAGCAGAAAGCCAATTAGATAAATTGTTTCAAACTCACCCAGACGTAAAAGAGCATTTAGAATATGTTATGAACGGAGGAGATTCTAGACAATTTTTAATGGGCAATAACGCTATTAAAGATCTAGCAGATTTTAAAGTAGATATTAATGATGTAACTTCTCAACAAGCTGTAATGGCAGAATACTTAAAGATAAAAGGGCATGAACAAGAATTTATAACTGATCTAATATCAGACTATGCAGACTCAGATAAATTATTTGAGAAAGCACAAAAAGCTAAAGTTGCTTTAGTTAAATATCAAAAAGATGTTAAGACAAAACAACTAGAGGAGCAAGCTGTTGAAAATCGTGAATCAGAAAAAAACCAAAAAGAATTTTGGGATGGAGTAAAAGGCACGATATCTGAAAATAAAGAATTTAAAGGTATCTCAATACAGGAAAGAGACAAATCAGATTTTTTTGATTTCTTATCTAAACCTATTAATCCGCAAGGAGAAACTAAAAGAGATAGTATGTATGCAGACGCAGACGTAGAAACGAAATTAGCAATAGACTATTTGTTATTCAAAGGTTTTGATTTAACATCTATTGTACAAAAGAAAGCTAAGACTCAAGCCGCTAAAAGCTTAAGATCTAGATTAAAGACAAATAAAGATAAAATAAAAACTGCAGGTAAAGGCGTAAGGGCTTCATCAGGCAATTTTGACGTTGATGATTTAGAATTAGACTTAGGCAACTGGTCTTAGTAGTACCCGGAATTGGGAGATAGGGTCCCATAAAAATTGAATTAAAAAATGCAAGTATTAAGGACGTATTACAATGACGCGCAAATGACAGACTCAAACAGTTTGGCAAATGCGTTATTGGAGAGACCAACTGAGTTATCTCCAATTATTACGCACTTAGCTGGAAGAGAAGATAGAAAGTTTCCATTGACTATGCTAACTGAGGGTGTTGGTAACACTAAATCCATCGATAGATGGGAATATGAATACCGCGTAAAAACTCATGAAGTTAACGTACGTCCATTGGTAGCAGCAGCTTCTTCAGGTGACGGAGCAAGTGGCGCTCCTTTTACCTTAACATTTCCGGATAAGTGGTTTATTTTTCCATACACTCTAATCTCAGCAAACGGAACACAGGCAAGAATTATGTCTGAACCTACTGCTGCAGCTGGTGGTGTTGGATATGATTACTCAATGCAGTTAGTTGAGCCAGGATCTACTGGTTTATCAGCTGGTGATTTTGAGTCAGGAGCAAATTGGGCACAAATGTATGCTAACGTTGGATTAGACTTTTCTAGAGGTAACGCTTCTAATTGGTCTGCTCCAGGTATGGTTCGCGCAAAGATTGGTACAGTTAGAAAATCTTATCATTTCGCAGGAAATGCTAAAGATTATGTAGCTGAATTCTCATTACCTGTTAAAGGTGGTAAGACTACTAAGCTTTGGATGGATTATGAAGAGTATACACACATGCTTAAATTTAAAGAAGAATGTGAGTTGATGTATTGGTATGGTGAAAAAACTTATGACGCTAATGGTATAACTACCATGCTTGATGAAAATGCTCAACCTGTAATTACAGGTCCGGGTCTTTTACAACAAGTTGTTAATAAGGACACGTACTCTACTATGACAGAGACAAAACTTAAGAATATAATCGGTGATTTATTCTATGGAATGACAGATGGTAATGACAAGCAAGTTACATTGTTTACAGGTACAGGTGGTATGAGAGAATTTGATAACGCTATGAAAGGTTATACAGGTGGTTTCACTACTGGTGCTGGTACACCTTGGACTATTAATGCTGATAGTAAATTCATTACTGGATCAGGTAGATCATTAGGAATGACTGGTTACTTTACTAGATATGACCATATTGATGGGCATTCAGTAAATGTAGTTAAGCATCCTATGTTTGATCATGGTCCTGTTGCTGATGCAGCTAAAAAGCATCCAGTAACTGGTTACTCTATGGAGTCTTACCGTATGGTTTTTGTAGATCAATCTAATTATGACGGACAAGCTAACGTACAAATGATCAATAAAAAAGGTCGTGAAATGATGCGTTGGGCTGTTGGTGGTTCTGTAGTGCCTAGAGGTTTCGACCAAGGTAATGCTAGAGCTTCTGATATTGATGGTGCTAGTGTACACATGCTTAAAACAGCAGGTATTGTACTAAGACGATTCGATACATCATTAGATATTACATGTGTAAAATCATAAAGAAGCAATGCTAGGAAGCTAGCACTGTGTTACATCGTAGTCTATATATTTAGTTTTAAAGTAGTGGGGGGTGAAATTCCCCCTCTATTTTAAATATCTAGAATACAAAATTAGGAGAGTTATACTTTACATCCGACTAATTTAAACTATAAAAGTACCACACTATGAGAAAAATTTGGATAAGAAGAAAAGAAAACACGCTTGATCATTTACCAGAAGCTGTACGAGTTGCAGCACAAGTAAGATTAAGTAGTTGTTTTGTAGGAAGACAACCTTTAAAAGGTATAGAAGGAGAGGAAGCTAAAAAATTAATGAAAGGGCTTTTAGATGTTAACCCAGACCATCAGGACTGGCCACATCATGAAAGACGATTTTGGACAGAACTAAGTATTAAGGTTCCGTTTGGAGGAGTTGAATTGGAAGTAGGACTAGATGAAAATGAGATGCCACTTAATGCAGAACACTATTTACAATATAGGTTTGCTTTAAAACATCCTAAATGTGCAGGCAGTAAAAATGATATGTTAAGCACACATAAGTTTTATATCCATGATAATAAAAGCGACGAAATGGCAAAAGCTAAACAAGTGAGATTAAGAAAAGACGCAGATAAAGAATATATTAAAGCATCTAGCGATCCCGCTACAATGGACAGAATGTTACGTATGATGTCAAAAGCTAAGCCTGAAACTCTAAATATCGATCAAAAGGAAACAATTCTATATGAAATTAAAAACAATGAGCCAGCAAAGTTCATTAGAATTGCTAGAGATAAGAATTTAGAACTAAAAGCAGAAATTGAAGAAATGGTTTCAGCTGGAGTTTTAAGAAAAATTGGAAATCAAGTTATCCATATAGACGAGGTTCTTGGAGAAACAACAGAAGATACTATTGTGTATATGAAAGATAAAAAGAATTCTGGAACATTAACAACGCTAAGAGCGAAACTTAAAGAAGTAATTATTTAATGACCGTATCAGAAATGCATATAGCTGTCAACCAAGGGGTGCAAAAAATTGCATCCCACCAGGTTGACGTTTTATTACCTCAAGAAATTGATTTTGAACTTAACAAAGCTCAAGATAAATTTGTTAAAGGCAGGTATAATCAATTTGGAAATAAATATTCTAAAGGATTTGAACAATCTCAAAAAAGAATAGATGATCTAAGAAGATTAATAACTGAAGAATCTATTACTACTACATATAAAGGTCAAGTAGACCATAATGTATTTATAGATTCAATAGTATTGCCTGAGGATAATAAATATATGTTTTTGCTGAATCAAAGAAGTTTAGTGTATCATAATAATTGTCAAAAAATGGATTGTATTATACCTGCCATGCAACCACTACAGTGGGCTATGGTTGATCTTTACGAGTTTTCATGGGATAATTATTCGATGGTTGGTTATAACCCTAATGACACCTATTGGGTAAACAAGATACTGATTGAAGTATATGATGAAAATGGAGTTCCACAGCAAATAGATGTTTACAATCAGGCTATGGGAGGTATAACAGGAGGTTGTACTGATAATTCTGTATACACAGATAATCAATATTTAAATAATTCTGGTGTTACTACATTTATAAATCTTGATCCGACAGGTAGTGTACCAGCTTGGTCACCACCATCAGGTAATCCAGTAGTAGGTATAGTTTTACCTCCTTATTGGACATTTAGAGATGATGGTACAGCAACCATTTTTACTAATCCTGATTGCTTTATTGTAGTTGAAAGATGGAGATGTAATACTAATTCAGCTGTAAGTGATAGAGATGGTGTACGTTCTGATGGAGTTCCTCGTATAGATTCTCAACCAGAAGTACTTAGTAGGTCTTGCGATGATGTTAAATATACAACATCGTCTGTAAATAGATTTTCACAGTTAGATGATATCTACACATTATTAGATGATCCTTTTAACAAAACAAAACATACAAGTCCGCTCTCGACTATAAATGGGAGCAATTTAGATATATATACTGATGAAACTTTTTTTGTGCCTAAGGTAAAACTTACGTATTTAAGAAAACCTCGTGCTATTAGTAGTACTACAGGATCTGTTATAACTTGTGAACTAGCTGAACATACTCACCAAGAAATTGTTGATATGTCTGTAGCTAGCATTCTTGAGGGGTTAGCAGACCCAAGGTATCAAACAAATAGGATGGAGGAATTAAGATCTGAATAAGATCAATTTATTATTAATAATTAAAAACAAAAATTATGTCAAGAAATGGAAGTAATTTATCTCAAGTGTTCATCTCAAATGCGGTAGTATCAAACAATCAAGCGATGAGCGCGATTGGATCTGGTATTGTAGGTATTTTAGGTGAAGGTACAAATAACACTGACGGAGCTGCTACAGATTTATATGTAGACAAGCCAACAGGGGGTACAGAGCAATGGGTTAAATCAAGAGTACAATTCGTTCAAGGGAGAACAACAGGTAATCCTTTATCGTCTCCAATCATTAATACAAGAGATATTGTAAGAGTAGATTGGAAAGAGCACGTTACGGCTGTAAAAGCTGGAAACACTACAACTGAGACTATCAGTAATACTAATAACAACACTAGGTTTGCTATTAAAGTAATAGTAAAGTATATTGGATCTATCAACGATTATTCTGAATATGCTAATCCTACTAATGCTAAAGAGTTATCAGATAGAACTGGAGAAATTAGAAATTATGAGTATGTATCAGATGCTTCAGCAACTGCAGCAGAAATATGTCAAGGTTTAGTAGATGCAGTAAATGCAGATAAAGCAGCAGCAGTTTCTGCAGCTTTAGCTAATACTTCTGACTTTACGATTACTGCTAAAGAGTTTGGAACATCATTTCAAGTAATTGATGATAGTGATACTGCTATTACTGTTAGTGCTGGTACAGTTGCTAACATCTTTAAAGTTCATGCTCCTATTGTAGGAGTTGGAAATTATGCTCAAGCTTTATCAGATGAGAAAAAAACTCAAGGTAGATATGGTCATTTAAATAGATTATACCTTCCAAAGACTGCTGAGACATTTGCAACAAAAACATGGAAATATCATGTAATGGATGTTACTTACAGACACAACCACCCTAACTCAACAGGAATTGCTCCTGCAGGTGAATTGAATACTATAAGAATATATATTGGTGATAGTTCTACAGAAATGGCTGCAGGAGATACTGTGTTAGATAACATGTTCATGGATCAAGCTGCAGTAACAGATAAAACAATATTATTCTCTGCATAGAGAATGATCAATAAGAGGTCGGGGGTTAATACCCCCTTCCTTTTTTTAACTTTAAAACTTAAATTAAATGCCTGTATCTTTTTCACTAAGTGCTGATTGTAAAACCTTGCAAGTTTCGGGGGCTCCTTCAGGCGCTACGTATACACTATTCCATAACGATTTTGAGAGTCCATCACAAATATATGAACTCTTAGATCCGACCCAACCTTATAATGGGAATGTAGATCCTGCAACAGGATTAACTATAAATGGATATGTATTAAATAGTCCTGTAGCTTTAAATGGCTCAGGAGCAACAGAATTAACTTTTCTTAATATTTCTACTGCAACAGAAGAATCTTTGAATGGAGTTTTTATGATAGTTATTCAAGATCCAGTAGATCCAGGGACAACATTTACTGCGGGTGTTGTAGGACATTGTGACATAGATTGTTGTATTGCAAGTAAATTAACTGAGTTAATAGATTGTAGTTGTGACGAAGAATGTTCTAAAGCTCTTGATGTAATAAGTAAAATATATTTATTAATACAAGGAGCTAAAGTAAACACAACAGATTGTTTACAGACACCAGATCAATTTAAAAAAGCATATAAAAAATATTTAAAAGCTAAAAGTATGTGCAGTACTAACGAATGTAATTGTAACTGCTAATGGCTTACGGAGAATGGATAAACATGATAGGCCTGAATGATACAGGCGGGTATGATCACTTAGACATTAGTAATTGGGTAGATTCGGGTGGTGATAAAAGAGGGTTAAGATTTTTAATGGGTCCTTTACATTCCAACTCTGCTGTACTTCAAGGAGGTACAGGAACTGTAACTAGAACAACATGGGGAGTGGCTGGAGCATCAGACAATTACTGTGAGTACCTTCAAGGTACAGCAAAATCTGCAGGTGGAACTGTACTAACTCCTAATGAACCAAACGGATATGGTTCATGGGGTAGCAACACTAACGCCAGCAATGGAGCAAAGCAGCATATGATTTGTGTGTTGTATCCAGAGGATACTCCTGCTGGTATGCTAGGAAGGTCTAACATATCCTCTTTTGCAAACTCATCAACAATACGGTTAAGGGGAACGTATAGATTTCGTGAAGCTAGAAATGGTAGTACCTTTTTTCAATTTATAAATTCGTGTGGTGATCCTGCTAATAATTATGTAAACGGTACTACCGCATATAATTGGAACTCAAATAAAGAACATAATCTAGATTACATTATTCCTTTTGTGCCTTTATTTTCTACTTCAGATCCAACTGCAAGTACTCTTAATAGTAGCGACTTAACTATTGATTTTCAAGATTCCCTTACTGGGGAAACTCTTGACTTTTTTACTGCTGGTGATATGTTTGATACTGCTAAAGCAATAATTTTTGCTGACAATCTTTGGTCTCAAATAAACGCTACAGATCCTAGGTTTAATAATTTTTCAGCCGCTGATAAAAGAAAATGTGTATTTATATCTAAAGAACCTATACAAGGAGGACAGCATCATATTCCTAATCATTATTTAGCATCGCATATAACCCAACTAAATACTAAGGGGAATACGATGACGGATACAGAAATGGGTTTTGATAACTCTAGTTACAATACTGTACATGAGCAGATTTACTCTCAGTATTTTCAGGGTGCAGGTTACGATATACTTAATGATGTTGGACAGAATTCAGACACTACAGGAAACAGTGGTTGGGATATTATAATAAGAAATAAAATTTCCGGTGCAATACAACACATAGGAGATACTCATTGGCACCCGACAGGTGGTACAGCCACTTGGTATTTCAATACATTTAATCAAGGAACTTCAGCGATTATGATGGATCACATATCTCCTATTGGAAATATGGGTACTAATAAAATTTCCGGTGGATTATTAGAAGGTGCAACGTCTTCTGACAGACTGCTCCAAGGAGCAACACCTCTATTAGACAATGGATATGTTGGAGCTGCGGTTACTTTCCAGCCTGAATATGGATTAATTAGTTTAGCTAAAGCAGGGGATCAAAACAATTCTGGGTTTAATAGTACTTCCGCTTACAGCGCGTTTAATTTATCTGGTGGGCCAGGATCTAATTTTGCTAATGGTCAAGGGTATGGCACTAAGTCTCCTAATTGGACGGGCAGTGGTGCAACTGCAAATGCACGATTTGGAATAGAAGATCAAGAGATAGTTCCAGGATCAACAGCTACAACTTGTACTCATCATCCTGTATTTGCAGGAGTTTTTGACGGAGATCCTATAAGTGGTAATGTAGCTTTTAATTCTAGTGTTTCTGAGGAGATTGAATCAACTTCATTAGGTAGTTATAATGGTACTAATCCTTTTTATACTCCAATGATTGTTAGGTTTGATAGGATAGACTATACTCCTTGGAATTCTTACTCCACAGGTCCACAGCGTAACTTTAATGGGAGTACTCTTTATTATAATAGCTTTGCAAGTTGTCCAGATGGACCTATTAATTTAAGTGTAGCTGTAACAAATTATGGGGGATGTAATACTTCTTGTGCTGGATCTGTGCAGATAAATACAGATCTTACTACAGTGAATATGGAAAATGCTGATATTCTATGGCTTTTTACTGGGCAAACAGTTACACCTATATTTTCAGCTGGACCTTATAGTAATCATACAGGAACTGGACTTTGGACTGATGCTGGAGGAACCAGTATTCCTATTACTGGTTCTTGCGGTAAAGCTTCGCTTGTCTGTCCTGGGAACCATATGTTAATGGTGATTGATAGGTCAACAGGATGTAGCTATTCAGAAATGTTTACTGTAACTAATCAAGGTGTAGCTCCTACAATAAATTTAGTTCAAATAATTAGTCCTACGTGTAATACAAATGGGCAGATACAATTTACTTGTGATGACCCTAATAATCCTACAGGTACTGCACCTTATAGTTGGACAATTACTAGTGGAGGTGTTGCAATTGTTTCTGGTAATGCAGGAAGTGCATCTGCTGTACAAACTGCTAGTCCTCTTTTTGCAGGGCAATATATAATCAATGTTTCAGATGCAACTGGTTGTACTGACAATGCAGGTACGTACACTCTAAGTATTGCAGGGGCCACACATAGTTTGCTTTTCGCCCCTACAATTACAGATGAAACATGTGCTGGTTCTGACGGATCATTTTCTATGTCTTGGGATGTTACTCCTAATGTAACTTATTTGTTTAGTGTTACTGGTCCTAGTTTAAGTTTTACTAATACACCATTAACATCTACTACTACTACAATAAATGTTTCTAATAATGGTTTAGGTGCTGGTACTTATACTTATACTCTAGTAGATCCTGATAGCTGTGATGTATCAGGTAGTTTTACTATAGGAATAGTACCTACTGTAGGCTTAAGTTATATTGCAACAAGCGCTGTTTGTGGTGGCGGAACTGGAACAATACAATTAGTTCCAAATGCAGGTAGTGGGACTTATACGTATGCATATAAATTAAATGGTACTAGTACTTGGATTCTTTCTTCAACTGCAACTATAACAGGATTAGGTGCTGGATCTTGGGACATTCAAGTTACAGACTCAAATGGATGTACAGCTGAAGAGTTAGGTGTTGTTTTAACTGAAGGAAACTCTCCTACAGCTATACTAAACAATTACGTTGCTCCTTGTACTCCTGGGCCAACCCAATTTACAATTATTGCAGAAGATAGTAGTGGAAATCTTATAAATGCTAATGATTATACTATTACAAATCTAATTGATTTTAACAGTGGAGCGTCAGTAGGAACTTGGGTTATACTTGGTAGTCCAGCAAATGGAGAATATGAAGTATCGGGAGTTACATCCGCTACACAATATACTATTACAATAACTGTAACCGCTACAGGATGTACTCATGACATGACATTTGTACTCGGAGGTGGAAATTCTATAGTAGTAAATTATACATACTCAGACGTCTCATGCGCTTCAACAAACGACGGAACAATTGAGGTAACGCCAACTGGAGGGACTCCGGGATATACATTTGTATGGACTAAAGACGGAGCGGCTTACACACCAGACACACCAACAGGAGATTCTAATTTAATAGGAGGAACTTACACTGTGACAGTAACTGATCAAAATGGATGCTCAGAAACAATAACGCAGATTATTTTAGCTAATGCTATTGAAGATACTGCTATTCCAAAAACAACTGGACCTACTTGTGTGACTGGAGATGATGGGACTTTTGAAGTTTCAAATACTGTAGGAGACTTTCCGTTTGAGTTGTGGTTTAGTACAGATAATGCTACATTTGTTCAAATACAAAATTCTGGAGGGACAGTATCTTTTAATTCTACAGATTTAGTAGGCCTCTTAGTAGACAACACTTGGACAGAAACTGTTAGTGGAAATAACCTAAGCTTAACTGGAGGATTAGATATTTATATATATTTAGTCAGTGTAGTTAATAGTTGTCAAGGTCCTACAGTAGCAGATCAAATACCTTTAAGTCCATATGTTCCTATGACTTTAAGCGCTGTAGTTGTCGATTCTAACTGTTGCGACGAGTGTAGTGGAGAAATTGATTTGACTGTACATGATGGAGTTGGACCATTTACATATTCATGGATAACTACTTCAGGGGCTCATACTAGTACAACTAATACTGCTACGTGGCCTGGAGCCACTATTGAAGATATAAGAGCGTTATGCCCTGGGGATTATGAAGTTACTGTTACAGACTTTTGTGGTGAAACTGTTACAGGTACTTGGACTATAGCAAACAACCCAGTACTTATTGAGGACATACAATATACTCATCCTTATTGTAATGATTGTGGATGTGGGTCTATAACTATTACTGCAAGTGGAGGAGTAGGAGATTTATATTACAGTATTGACGATGGTCTACATTGGGTCAATACTGATCCTAATGCTACTGACAGTGGGCCTACAATATTTAATATAACTAATTATAATGCTAGCACAACAACACCAGGAACTTGGACTTCTATAGTAGATGCTAATACTAATATTACATATTATGGCTTTGATAATTTAGATTCTGGTATATATAGAATATGGGTTCATGATGCTAGTCCTTGCTTTAATCCTATGTTTGATGATATGATAGAAGATTGTAATCCTGGAGGACCAGCTACATGTGTTAACTTTTGTGTAGATTGTACAGAGGATAATTGTTATGCAGATTTTGTAGATATATTTGCAGATCATTCAGTAGCTATATGGAATGGAGGTACAAAAGTAGAGTTAGAAAGTATATCTAATTTAAATGTTACTACAACAGGACACACAGGAGTATCTATTATGGGGGGTACTAATGGAACATTTACATTTGAAGTTCAAGAAGATTTTTGGTGGCCAGGTATGAACTGGGCAATTGAAGTATTTATAGAAGATCCAGGAGCATCTTCTTTATCATATGATAGTAATTTATTTTCTCCTTATTACGGAGATGTTTGTTGTGATGTGCCAGGAACAGGATCTTGTAATTTAGATTGTTGTGCAGACCATCAAGTAAAATTTGATTTTACAGCAGGAGGAGGGCAAGGAGGACACGAATGTGGAACTCCATCATGTAGCGCAAATAATAGCGGATGGTGTTTTCAATTAACAGAAACTAGTGCAGGTACTGAAATATGTCCTGAAATAGATGGCGGTTTAAATTCTCAAGGTTATTTCTATTATACACCAACACAAGCTCAAATGGGAGCACCAGTAGAATTTACTCTAACAAATTTATCTGTTACTGCTCCACTTGGAGCGGCGGCACTAGAAGCTATGTATGTTGTTAGAGTTACTAATAATGTAATAGATGCACCTGCATCATCATATGGAGGGACAAGTGGTTCTCCACTTATAGCTCCAATAGAAAATTGTGATAATTGTGCAGCAGCCGTTTTAGATAATGGAATGTTAAATCTTATCGATATATTTGGAGCGGAAAACTGTGATTGTGGGTGTCCTCCAGGTTATGAGTTAGATGAAAATCAATACACAGAAGACTTAAATACTGGTACTTGTAGTGTTGCAGGTAATAATAATTACATAGATTGTACTAACGCTGCAGGAGTATGGACTGGAAATTTAATAGTTAATCCAAACTTCAATACATGTATAGGATTTGAAAATGAAGCTGCACCGTTATATGGTAAATGTTTTGATGCTAATGCAGGTACAGTTATAGGAGGTGTTAATAATCCTGTAGATTGTTTAAATATATCTGGAGTATGGAAGAATAATTGGACAGCAGTTACTGTAGCTCAAAACATGCCTTGCTGCGCAAACACTTTAACTTGGGGGCAAGTTGGCGCTAAAATATTTGGAGTATGGACTGGAGGTACTTATACATCACCAGTTCCTGTAGGTCAAGATGTAAATTTATTACCATTCACATCGCAACTACCTACTCTACCAGGAGAAGCTGAAGTTATAGACGTTGGAGCAGGTATCTTAGCAACAGATCCATCTTGGACTATGAACTTCCCAGTATATAATAATAGATTAAAAGATATAGGTATATGGCCTCAATGGTTTAATCAATATACTTCTACTACTACAGCTCATCAGCCTGTTAATTCTAGACCTGGTATTACAATATGTACTATAGATATACCAGTTGCTACTAATTTTATACTAGCTTTAGCTGGAGACGATGAAGTTAGATTTAGTGTAGACGGGCAGGTGTATATACATTTACTTAATCAAACATCTAATAATACATTTTGGAATTTATTTCCTATAGCTTTACTCCCAGGAAAACATACTTTACAATTTGATGGTAAAAATGTTACGGGACCAGCAGCTTTTGCATTTGAATTATATAATCAAAATGTAGGGGGTATACCAACAGTTGCGTACTTAGCAGACCCTACACTTACAGCTACAGATCTTCAAAATATAACTGTACTAGATGGGGGAGGAACTCCAATATCAAGTGAGTCTTATATAAATGGAGAGTTTCATTCTACAACTGCTCAATTTGTAGGACACGAATGTACAGGAACGCAGCATTTAACATACTGTAATGGTGTATTTAGATGTGCGGGAACGGCTTCAGCAGAACCAGACTGCCCTGAATGTCTTGACGATCTTGAAGATATTGTAGGATGTGTAGGTAATCTTGCTACTACTGTTTATGATAAAATGCTAGGAGGAGTACTAGATATGAACAGTTTCACTTACAATACTATAGATGTGTGGAGGGTATTGTTAATAAGATACTTAATAAAAAGATTCGGATTAGGGTTCCGCGGGTCTTGCTTATCTCCTAAAATTTTACTAACTTGGACCACTTATTTAACAAAGATCTGCCCAGACTGCGCAAGCAAGGCTAAAACAGACGAAGATGTTGATTATCTACCAGATCCAAACGAATCATCTTCTCCTATAAGAGGGGTAGACGGAGTAGATGACATACAGAATTTTGACTTTTAAAAAATAAAACTATGGCAAATACAAAAATAAAAAATTTACAAAACGCAGTAATAGAACAGATTAATGCTGGAGCTTGGTATGTGTATATAGCAGATATTACAAGTAATAGAGAAGCAAAATTTAAAGCATCTGATTTAGCTACAACTGTAACTAATAGTGGTATTGGAGTTGGATTGATAGAATCTACTACAGGGAATAGAATTAAATTAAAAAGTATTAAATCTAATACAAATCTTTTAGCTTTTAATACTTCTAGTGGAACTATCATGGCAAACTTTTATCCAGCAGAATTAGATTTAAATAGTTGCAACAATGAGAAATCTAAATTTTTACAAACTATAGATTTAGCATCTGACGGAGGAGTAAGCGTACTATCTATAGAAAACGGAGGTACAGGAGCTTTAAATCAACAATCTGCTATAAATGCATTAACTCTATCTGGAGTAGGAACAGCTAATCAAGTTTTAAAAACTGACGGCTTAAATGCAGAGTATGCATCACTCTCTACTTTAATACCAGCAGGTGCGGGATTAGCTTGGGATCTTACTACTTCTCCACATACTTTAAATGTGGATTTAAATGACGTTACATTTACATCATCAGTAGTTTTTAATAATGAAGTTAGTTTAAATGGTCATAATTTAGACTTAGGAATAGGATGGCTTAGTGGTGATGGCTCATCGGAAGGTATAAACATTGATACTACTGGTAGAGTTTTTATAGGACACAGTGGTCCTACTGCAACATATGATACTACTAATACTGCAGCATTAACTGTAGGAGATAATATATCTTTTACATCTGGTGACACAAGAGAAATAAACGTTATGTCTCCTAGTACAGGAGCTGGTAATGAATTTAAAATAACTGGCTCTGCTGGTACAGCTAGTAATACAGCTGGAGGAGCTATAACATTATCTGGAGGTGCTGCAAACGGCACTGCTGCAGGAGGATCTATTAATTTATTAGCAGGTAATTCAGGATCAGGAGATGGAGATATTAATCTTTCTGTAACTGATGGAGGTACTATTGCTCAAGTTATGAAAATTCACGGATCTAATAAACACTTTACCTTTGGTAGTACAGGAGCTAATAACAATGCTGTAGTTGACATACAAAACGATACAACTGGAGCCGCTTGTTTAGAGTTAGATCAAAATGACAATGATGAACCATTCATCATATTTACTGGATCATCAGCAACAGATGCATCTACATGCGTTTCTAGTTTACATGGAACATTTCCTAATCACACAAACGCAAATGATGGATGGGCAAGAATAAATATAAATGGCACGGATAAGTGGGTTCCGTATTTTGCAACACCCGCATAAACTAATATAAACTAAATAAATTTAAAACGATGGCAACACAAACAGTAACAAACAGGCAGTTAGTAGAATTAATGCAAGGTCTAAACGAATGTTCAGAATTGCGTGGAGTTAAATTCGCTATGGTAGTAGCTAAAAACATAGAGAATATTCAGAAAGAATTAAAACACATTGAAGAAGCAAGTAAACCAACAGATGAGTTTAGAAAGGTAGCTGAAGAAGTTCAAAAGTTACATAAAGACGGAAACGAAGCTGCAGCTAAAAAATTAGAAGATGAGCATAAAGATCTTGAACAAGCTAGACAGGAACAATTAAAAGAAGTTGAAAAGCTATTAGAAGAAGAAGCTACTATTCAACTTTATACTATTTATTCTGATAAGCTACCTTTTGATATTAGTGCAAAACAAATAATGAGTATTCGTAAGATAGTAATCGATAATTAATAAATAAGAAAATATGGCATTAATAAAAGATAGGGACACAACAAATATGGTAGAAGATCTACTAAAGGCTCCTTATGGACAGCAGGGGGCTAATGTAATAAACAATACAGCTAAACACTATGGGCACTTTTATTGTATAATAGCTATAGCGGATAATACAACTTTAGATGTTTCTGCATCTATTGTAAATTGGGAGGAAAATGGAGCTAATACTGTAACTACAGATATAGATTTAATAACAGGACTTCCATACTACGGAGATTTTAAAGCTGTAGCTTTAGTGGATGGGTCAATAATGGCATACTATAAATAGTGACTATATTACAAAACATATTAGGTATTAGTAATATACGTTTAGCTAATTATCCAGTCTTAAGTCAATTTACTTTATGTTGCTTTTTTGAGGATGATGGAGTGCAGAACTTACGACCCCAAGATATTATTACAGATTTTTGTGATACTTGGGATTTAGATGGGGGTGGCGACATTATGCCAGAAGTATCTCCTAGTATTAGTGAGTGCTGGGATATAGATTCAAATGGTGATATAATGCCTGAAGTAATTTAATAATATAAAAAATAAAAGAATATGGCAACAAAAAATATAGTCCCTAGAGCCGATAATGAAGGTAGTATAGGAACAACAGCAAAAAAATGGGGAGGCCTCCAAGTAGATGGTAATGTAGATATAATTGGTATTGGTGATGGTAGTATGTATATAGCAGGTGAAGGAGCTGCTAGTAATATTCATATCGTCTCAGAACATACAGCAGGAGAGGCAATTAAAATTGAATGTAATGGAACTGCAGGTTCAATATTAAATATAGATGCAGGTATATTGGATATAGATTCAGATGGTGCTACTACTATAGATGCAGCTTCTACAGTTACAATTGCAGGTGCTACTGGAGCAACATTTGGAGATGATACAGAAGCATTAGCTTATGATGGATCTGGAAATTTAGATTTAGATGCTGTAGCTTTAGATATAGATACTTCAGGTGCAATTACTATTGATACCGCAGGAGCAGCAAGTGATATTAAAATAACTACCGCTCACACAGCAGGAGTTGCTTTCCACCTTGACGCAAACGCAAATGCAGCTTCAGAAGTACAAATTGACGCTGGTATTTTAGACATAGATGTAACAGGAGCTAGCACGCTTAATGCTGCTACACATATAACTACTACAACTGGAATATCTACCATTGACGCTAGCGGGCAAATTACTATATTAGCTCAAGGGAGCGCAAGCGATGTTAGAGTAATCACTGAGCATTTAGCGGGAACAGCATTCCATTTAGATGCAAATGCAAACGCAGGATCGATTGTAGATATTGATGCTGGTATTCTAGATATAGATGTTACAGGAACTGCTACAATAGATGCGGCTACTGTGTCTATAGACGGAACAGACGATTCTAATATAAATGTCACAGGGTCTGGTAAAGACCTTACTGTAGGTGTAGTTGGTGGTGGTGCTCAAGTGTTATCACTTACTTCAGCTGGTACAGGAACCAATGCAATAGACATAAACGCCACTGCAGGTGGGTTAGATGTAGACGTAGAAGGAGCAACAGTCATTACAACAGTAGGTGCTCAAACTTTTGACTCTAGCGGACAAACAATTATAATGTCCCAGGGAAATGCAAGTGATATAAGAATGATTACTGAACACACTGCAGGCCTTGCATTTCATATAGCTGCAAATGCTGACGCTGGCTCAGAAGTTAAAATCGATGCTGGTATTTTAGATTTAAATGCACTAGGAGCTGCATCGTTAGATGGAACTACTATATCTATAGATGGTACAGATGACTCTAACATACACGTTACAGGATCTGGTAAAGATCTTTCTTTAGCGGTAGTTGGAGGAGGAGCGCAAGTACTATCAATTAACTCTGCAGGAACAGGAACTAACGCAATAGATATAAATGCTACTGCGGGAGGGCTAGACGTAGATGTAGCGGGAGCAACAGCCATTACATCAGCAGGAGCACAGTACTTTGATTCTGGGGGTCAAACAACAATAATGTCTCAAGGATCTGCTAGTGACGTCCGTATAATTACTGAACATTTAGCAGGAGTTGCTTTTCATTTAGATGCTGATGCAAATGCTGGGTCTATAGTTGATATAGACGCAGGTGTCTTAGATATAGATGTTACAGGAGCATCAACTATTACTTCAGGGACAACTGTTGATATAGAAGGTACTGTTTTAACTTTAGATGCTGCCACTACAATTGAATTAGAAGGTAATACAAATATAACTGGTGTTGTAACAACTACTGGGTCAATCAGTTTAGAAGAGCCTGACTGTACTTTTGAAAGAGTTGCAGCTGGAGCAGCTTCAATAGAAGGTAACCACATTAAAACTCAATCACTAACAATAAAAGTATTTCCTAATGAGTTTAAGAACAATCCTGATACTGGAAGACCGGCGTATGTTCATGACGCTGTAGCTAATACGCTAGCAGTTAGGGGGCACGGTACTACTGATGATTTCTACGCATTTGTGGAAATACCACCACTATTCAAAGTAACATACGTTCAAGTACACGCAAGTGCTAATACTTCTAACGCCGCAGTTATCTCACCATTTAACTACCAAACTGGTTCTACAAATGCGGTCGCATCAACAAACGCTACGTTCAACACAAACCAAGCAATAACAAACATACCTTCATCAGCAACTCAAGATTTAGTAATTAAATGTACTCCTGGAGCAGCAAATATTCTCATATATGGAGCTACAGTAACCTTAGCATTAATATAAAAACAATATGGCATTAGCAAGTAAAAAACAAGAAGCAATACATTCAAGATCAGGCGATA